TTGGTAAACCAGCATCTGCAGAAATTTTAGTTACAAAACCATCGTATGAACCTGTAGTTCCTGCTGCACCTCTCCAAATTGCTACTTCATTTTCAGCAGCTACTTTTTCAGCAACTAAACCAAGTAAATAATCTTGGAATGATTTAGGTAATACATCGTGTGCTGAATATCCTTGCTCAATCCCTTGCCACGTTTGGTGGTAGTTGTTTTTACAAAGGTTTAAATTTACTTGTAAATCTTTAACTGTTAAAATTCTTTCAGTTAAAGCTACAGTTGAAGTTGGATTGAAGTCGCAAGTTGCATCTTTTAACAAGCCATCTAAAGCCATTTTTTGAATTACTTGCTTGTATTTTACGTTTGGTAAAATTTCAACTCCACCATTGTCAATAGTTGGAGAAGATAATAATGCAGCCGCTACATATTTTCCAGCGAATTCACCTGCATAAGTTGTACTAATGTTTGTTGTTGTTGCCATTTTTTAATTGTTTAAATATTTTGATACTGAATTTTTAATTGTGTTTTTTTCGTTTTTAGCAAATTTGAATTTTACTTCTTGTTTTGTTCCGCTTTCAGGATTGTGTACAATAGGAGCAGGAATTTGTTCAGATAGTTTAACTTCTAATTCAGCTTTTTCAGCTTTTAACGTTTCAATTTGAGAAGTAAACTCTGCTCTAATTTTTTCAATTTCCTCGAAAAATGTTTCTTTTGATACACTTTCTACAATTCGTTTCGGTGCAGGTGCTACTTCTTTTTCAGCTTCAACCTCAACCTCTACGTTACCATCTTCTGCAGGTGCTTCAGCTGCTGCATCTTTAACCTCTGCAATAATACCCTCTTGGGCTACTACTAACATTCTACCATCTTCAAGGGTGTACTCGCCAACTGGCATAGGTACAATTCCATCTTCTTGAACGATTCCGATAGAATACTCAGGTGCAAACTCTTCCGCTTCAACGGTAGTTACACCATCTTCAAGTTTCATTTGAGCTAAACTTACTTGTAAGCCCAAAATAACTTTGATTTGATTCAATTTGTTTTTGAAATCCATAATTAATTACTTGTTGTTAATACTCTTTCTACGTTAGTGTTTGTAACATTGCTAACACTATTACTCTGGTCGCTACCAATACCTTGATTGATTAACTCCCCTTTACAGCAGTCTTTGCTGTATTTACCATCTTCGCACAAACAGGCCTTTTCGTCTGTTGTTGGACTTGATTTACTCATCGTTAAGGATTTTAAGAATTTGATTATATTTGTTTTCATACTCACTCATTTCTAATTTGTCTGCAAAGTAACCCTCAATAGAAAATCCTTTTACTTCGCCAAGTTTAACTTTTTCCCAAATGTCATCGTTGTTCACTTTCATTGAAATCATCCACGTACCTACCGGCACACTCATTTCATATTTAGCTGTTTTATCTTTTTCAGTATCTTCAACTATCCAACTTTCTACAACACTCATTCCATCAATAGATTTTCTGTGTTGTTCTGTTGCATTGTTTTGGTTACCATTTATAAAAAATAACTCACTTGCTTTTCTAACTGTATCTTGCGAAAAGTAAACGTAGAATTCATTCCCTTGCTCATCTTTTCTATATATCTTTTTTTCAGGAATTAAAGCAGCTCCCATTAAGATACGCTTCTCTGCATCTACTTCAGCCAAGTCCATTTTATATTCTTTTGCCAAAGCAATAAAGTTTTCTTCGATTGCTGGAGCATCTACAAGACTTACGGCATCAATGCCATCTAAGTCCTTTTCAATTACTAATTCTACAATTCTCATATCGCATAAACGTTTAAAATTTACCCTTGTTTTATTTTCACTATCCTAAAGTTGCACTTTTAACGATATTTCTATCAAGTGCTTGTTGAGTTGTTACATCTTTAGATACCACATAAGCCTTAATCGGAGATTGTGATTGTCTTCCAATTGTTTGTGCAATTTGGTTTGCTCCTGAGTTTCCCACAACGTTAAATGAAGGAGCTTGAGGTGCTGATGGAGCTGATGTAGTTCCTCCGCCAGCAGAAGATGCAGAGCTAGATGCTAAAATTGCTTTTGCTCTTCCAGCCGCTGCCAATACTGCACCAATTTGTTGTGCATAAAATATAGGGAATGCAAACGCAGCTCCAGGACCAGTTGCCGCAGCAGATTTTTGTGCAATATCTAAACCTTGAATAAATCCTTTAGCAGTTCCTACTGCAATGTCAAGTAATGCAAATGCTTTTGCTTCAGCGCTCCCTTGAGCAAATAATGCACCTATTCCTTGAAGAACTCCTTGAAGAGCATCAACAAAAGCTAATTGAGCAGCAAGTCTAGCATCTAAAATCTTTTGCTCTTCTTCCGCTGCTTTTTTGTTTATCTCTTCTTGCTTTGCAGCTCTTTGAATTTCAAGTAAAGCGTACAAATTGTTTCTTTCGCCACCTGCCTTTGTTATGCGATCAATTTCTTCCTTTTGTCTTCTGTACCAAAGGTTTAATTTTTGTTGCTCCGTTTCAGCTTGGGTATTTTCTGCCTCAAGAGTATATTGCTTTTCTAAGTCTGCAATTTGTTTAAGGTAATTTTCATACTCGCCTTGAAATTCTCTGAGTTTTAAAAGTTCAGCATCAACAATTTCATCTTTTTGTTTCTTTTCGGCTTTTCTATTTTCAACTCTTTCTTTAGAGTTTGCCTTTTCAGTTTTAGTTTGCTCTCTTGTTCCTTCTGCAAATCTTTTATTAGTTGCTTCAAAATCCTTAACCGCCGCTCCCCAGCTTCCAGTTAATTGATTGTAACCTTCCTTAATTGCATCAAAGTCAAGAGTGAAAATACCTTTTAAGATATTTCCTGCTCCCATACCTACATTTTTAAGCAATGTAAATAATGCAAATAAACCAGAATAGAATCCACCAATACCTTTAGTGATAAATGGCAATGCTTTTAGAGCCAACTCAATAAACATATCAAGCAATGGCTCAAATACTTTCATTATTCCGCCAAGAATCTTTTCAAACCCTATAAATAAAGGCTGAAGTTTCTTCATTGCAGATTCTGATTCAGAGAATGCAGCAACTAATCCACCAACTGCGGCAACAATTAAACCAATACCAGTCGCTTTTAATGCTGAACCAAATGATTGCGTAGCAACCTTTGCTCTGTTTAAAGCTCCACCTAGCATTCCTACTGGACCACCTGCTGATTCTAATGTATCAATCCAATCGCTAGAAACGTTTTTAGCAGACTTAATTTTGTCTTCTAAGTCATCTATCTGATTAAATAGATTTTTAAATTCTTCTGTACCTACGGCAGTATTTTTTAACTCTCTTTTTAGAGCTTTTAATTGAGCAATAGATCCTTCAATGTTGTTGTTTACATTAATATCTACTTCGATTGACTTTGCCATTTGTAATTACGTTTAATTTGATTCCATCCTTTTTTTATTGTCGTTGGTAGCTCGTGTTTACCTTTGGCAATTTCTATTGCTTCGCTTTGATTATAATGAGGCAAAACATTTAACATTTCTATTATCAATTTTATCATAGTGCTCTAAAATCAGTTAAAAGATTAAGTTCTACTTCTCCAGTTGTTAAGTCAGTTGTGAATGTATTAATTACATATCTCTTATCACGAATAACCACTCTATCATTCAATTTAAGCGATGATATTATACTTATTGGTAGAATAGCTTTAATGATGAAATTTCGTGACTTTACAGAGTATATATTATTCAAATACGCTTCGTAATAATCATTGAATAAAGTATTCTCTTCTGTGTTACCTGTGAAAGATGAAATCTCTAAACCCCAGTTTAATGTATGATTTACACTAGATACAGAAGTATCTTGTCCAAATATGTTTACCGTAGTTTTGGAAGCGGTTGTTGATCCATCATTAATATAATAAGTTGAAACCGTTTGAAGCGTTCCGTAATCATATAAAATTACAGGCTTTGGAATGTATTGTTGATAATCTGTCTTTAAAGCATAACTAACTTGAAGGTTTGTATCCGTAAACTTTCCGAAAAGCATATTCTCAAAAGGCAATTCAACTGAATACTCAGCTCCATCGTTTTCTAATGAGTAGTTTAAGTTTCCGTATGGTATAGGCGAATTTTGCTTGTAGCCTACGTTTAAAAGAGCTTCACTATCTTGATAAGTAAAGTTTAGCATCTTGTAAGGAGTTACTCTTTCAATGTCAAAATTATCAGATATAACATATTGAGTTAAATCTCTGATTTGTCCATCATCATACCAATCCTCAAGCTGAGTAATAGTAAAGACACCAGCCGTATCTGAATAGCAAGTAAGATTAAACATCTTTAAAACTCCTGCAAAGAAATCTTCTGTTTTTATCTCTGGCATATAATTAGCCAAATCTAAAAGTGTATTTGTTGTCTGAGAAGTGCTTTGAATTACCTCAATATCCCGAACAACTTCAGTGCCATCTGATATTGCAAAGTTTAATTCGGATGTAAATGATAACGTACTCGCTGCACTAATCTTAAAAGTATAGTTACCAGATCCACGAATTAACAATTCGAATTGCTGGCTTGTAGTTGATGAAGTAAAGTTTAAAGCATAAACCTTAACTCCATTACGATAGACATAAAACACGGATGCAATTCCATTAGCAGAGCAGGTAATATCAAAAGTTTGTGTCTCAATAAATGTTGAGCCTCCCTCATCTACATAAGTAAGAGTGTGAGTATCTAAATCAAACAACTCTAATGATCCAGTCGTTGAGTATTTAGTTTGAAATATAACCTCTAAGGCTTCAACTTTAATTTGGAAATCATTTGCATTCTTGCACCAAAGAAAAGCTCTAGTAAATCGTGAATCAGTTAAGAAATTACCTGTAAATGTTACACCTAAATTTGTCGCAATTACTTCAAACAATGTAGATAATCTAATTGCAGGGAATAAATCGGTGTGATAAATTGGAGATGCCGTTTTAGATATATCCCAGTTTGTTACGCTAGTACCTGAGCCTCCGTATTGCCAAACTCTTTTTGAAGTAATTAAAGGATACTTTATATTACTAGATGTAGTTGTCGAAACCTTTGAAACAACATCTGCACCTGAATAGCTAAAGTTTACTGTTGAGTAATCTAAGTCTTTTAAATAGTTGCCTCCAAAAGCATCCTTTAAAGATATTAAAGCACCAAAGAAAGTTATTTGATAGTTTTCTATTTGCCCATTTACAACGGAAACTTTTTCAAGCTGAATTTTTCCTTTTCGAAATGGAATAGTATCTAGCTCAATGTAAGCATTCTTTCTAGTTCTTGCATCAAATCCTGATTCAATAGCATTTTCATACCAATGTCTAAAAATCTTGTTGTTAGCATTAGATGCTGGAACGGTAAACGATTGAGAGAAATCAGTAAAGATTTTAGAGATGTCATTTACATCTTGAACAGATGAAGTAATAGAAATCTTCTCATCATTGAATAACTCAACACGATTAGCTAATCCAGTAACTTCATCATAAATATAAATCGCTACAATTACCATTAAATCACGTTGTTTATTAAGCTATAACCATATTGGAAATCAATCTCGTAATTGATATTTCTATCTCTTAAAGAAGTCTTTAAATCAGTTGAATTTGTTAATATCTCAACTGGCTTGCCATCCAAAAGAATAGTTTCAGAAAGCAATAAATCCTGAATCAATTCAGAATAATTCTCATCAACCCATCCAGTATTCAATTTGATGTTTTGCGTTCCGTTTATATTAAAAGATTTTGTTTGTGCCTTACTTGTGTCGTAATTAACTGCACTAGGTAGCATTCTAAATGTAGTGCCTTCTGTTTGTATGCTATTGCTTTGAGCTTTAAAGAAAGTCAAGAATTGCCAACCTCCATAACGATTAATAAAAGCACATTGAACAGGAGTAAATTTCGGCTCGCAAATAGGAGTAACAACAAATGTTTTAGTTACATCTGTGTACTCGCCAGTTGGTCTCCATTGAATAGCTAATGTATTCCCTTTGTTGTACTTAATCGAAGTCGTTCTAAATGGAATCTTAACAACTCCTTTGTCTCCTGTGTCGTAAGTAACAGTAACCTCATTTCTTCCATGCTTATCTTTGTAAACTGCTCTAATCTCAGCAGGAGATGTTAAATCAGCATATACGTTTACATAGGGATATTCTGCCTCCGCAATTCCTTCTTCATAAGTAATCTCAATATCGCTATTTGCAAGAACTACAAACTCATCGTTTGAATCTGTCTTGTTGTAGCCATCGGTATAAAGCGTGTAACCATTAACACCTGCGTGAGTAGTTGTATCTAATAACGTGTAAGAGCCAAGCGTTGCTTCTTTATAGCGTTTGATTTTGATATTAACCCACATTAATGCAGTTGTATCATCTGGAGCTACGTTGTCAATATATTCACGAACGTAAGGAGAGATATTATAAACGTTTGCTCTTTGTGATGTGGAGGCAATAGATTTAGAGAATGTATAAGTTGCAGTTGATGGCTCAGATGTTCCATCGTTCCACAAAAACAATTCAATCTTAGATCCTAATTGGCTTGTTTCGTTTACCGTTACAAAATACGGACTCC